CGACCTTTGATTATTGCAAAATTAGAGGAATATTTTAGAGATAAAAGTGTAACAGTTCGTTCAAATAGATTGATTGATGAATTGTTTACATTTATTTATCTTAATAATAGAGCAGAAGCAATGAGAGGATATAACGATGATTTAGTTATGTCTTTTGCTATTGGTTTATGGGTTCGTGATACTGCTTTAAGATTACGAACAGAAGGAATTGAATTAACAAAGAAAACTCTTGATAAATTTCAAGATATAGATGGTCTATATGTACCCGAAGACAATGACAATGGTGAATGGGATTGGGAAGTAGGCCAAGAAAGAAAAAAAGAGTCGTTAAAGTGGCTCTTGTAAGTGAGGTAAAAAATGGCTGATAAATCATTATTTGGTCGGTTAAGACGATTGTTTAGTACTAACGTTATTGTGAGAAATGTTGGTGGTAAAAAATTAAAAATTGCTGATACAGATAAATTACAACATGGTGTGAGAAGTCACCTTGTAGATAGATATTCAAAAATGCATAGTGGATTGGACTTGATAGGTTCAGGATATTCTACTGTACATCAAGTTATGGCTGCAAGACTTGGATTATTTAAGGATTACGAGACAATGGATTCTGATTCTATTATATCAAGTGCTCTTGACATTTATTCAGATGAATCCACTATGAAAAATCCATACGGACAAGTATTGGAAATTCAAAGTGATAATGATAATATAAAATCTATTCTACATAATTTATTTTATGATATTATGAATATTGAATTCAATCTCTGGCCTTGGGTAAGGAACTTAACTAAGTATGGTGATTTCTTTTTACACTTAGATATAAGTGATAAGTATGGAATTACAAACGTTATACCTCTTTCTCCATATGAAGTCATTCGAGCCGAGGGAGAAGATCCTGAAAATCCATACTATACTAAATTTTATTTAGAAACGATGGAATCAACACATCCATACTTACATAAGGCTCAATCTGGTGTAGGTAAAGTTGAGTTTGAAAACTTTCAAATTGCACACTTTAGATTATCAAGTGATAGTAATTTAATTCCTTATGGTAAATCTATGTTAGAGGGGGCTAGGAAAGTTTGGAAACAAGTTACATTAATGGAAGATGCAATGTTAATTCACCGTGTAATGAGAGCACCTGAAAAACGTGTATTCAAAATTGATATTGGTAATATTCCACCAAACGAAGTGGATAACTATATGCAAAGAATTATCAACAAGATGAAAAAGACACCTTTTATTGATGATAAAACTGGTGATTATAATTTGAAGTTCAATATACAGAATTTAACCGAAGATTTCTTTATGCCAGTTCGTGGTGGTGATAGTGGAACACAAATAGATTCACTTCCTGGTATGACGTATGAAACTACTGAAGATTTAGAGTATTTAAAAGATAGATTATTGGCAGCACTCCGAGTTCCAAAGGCATTCTTAGGATATGAAGAATCACTTGGTAGTAAAGCAACGTTAGCAGCAGAAGATGTTAGATTCGCAAGAACGATTGAAAGAATACAAAGAATCGTAACAAGTGAATTGACAAAAATTGCTGTTGTTCATTTATATTCACAAGGATTTACTGATGAAGAGTTAGTTAATTTTGAATTAAATCTAACGAATCCATCTACGATTTATGAACAAGAAAAAATTGAATTGTGGAGTAATAAAGTTAATTTAGCTCGTGATGTGAGGGATAATGCTTTAATGTCTTCAGAGTGGATTTACAAAAATGTATTTAAGTTTACAGATGATCAAATTAAAGACATTGAGAGTGGAATTGTTCAAGACCAAAAACAAAAGTTTAGATATTCTCAGATTGAACAAGAGGGTAATGATCCTGTTAAGAGTGGAGATGCAGTTGGTACACCAAGTGATTTGGCAGCAATTGGTACTTCTGGTGACGAGGGAGCTCCTGAAGCACCAGATGCAGTTGGTTCTATATTTGACCAAGAAAATTTGGGAAGACCTAAAGAAGTACCGAGTTATTCTAAAGATGGAAGTGCTCGTGGTAGAGACCCATTGGGTAAAGTTAGACCACAACTAGCATTGTCTCACTATGATTCCTTGAAACAATCAGGATTAAAGTCTAATTCTGTTAAGGAAATACTTAAAGAAACAAATGAATCAGAAGAAATATCAAATGAATATGATGAGTTTGTTAAAAAAGATTAACGTAATAAATGTATAATTATTTGAAGTTTTTATATTTATATATGTACGAAAACTATACAGATTAATGGAGCGATTGATGTCCTATAATAAAAAGCATAATAAAATAAAGAATACGGGTATTCTTTTTGAATTACTTACTCGTCAAATCACGGTAGATGTGTTGAACAATGAAAAAAATAGTTCCTCTATAAAAATTTTAAAGGAATTTTTCAATACAAATACAGAGTTGGGTAAGGAAAATGAACTTTATAAAATTTTGACAGAAAAAAAGTACAAAAGTGCTAAACACTCAGAGATATTGATTGAGGCTGTTATTAAAAATCGCAGAAAATTATCAAATCGTAGACTAAGAAACGAAAAATATAATTTAATCAAAGAAATTAAACGTAATTACGATACAAAAGATTTTTTCAATACTAAACTACCAAACTATAAAGTTTTGGCATCAATTTATAATATATTTGAAGGTGAATCTGTACGTGAAGGTTACGGGCCAGTAATTGAGACTGATAGTAAAGTAGTTGTAATGGAAAATATCACAAATCAATCGTCAAATAAGTCAAAAAATCTATCAGAAAAGTCTTACAAATCATACGAAACACAAGAGGAAGACATTAGACTTTTGACATATCAACTTTTAGTTGATAAATTCAATAAAAAATATAGTAATCTAAATGAATCACAAAGAAATTTGTTAAGAGAATACATTAACAATTTATCAAACACTAATTCTTTGAGAGAATTCATAGATGCTGAAGTTATTAAAGTTAGAAAAGTTTTATCACAACATTTAAATGAGGTTGATGATAAAATAACAAAAATTAAATTGACAGAAGCAATTGCTCATACGGATAATGCTACAAGTGGAAAACGTGTAAAAGATTCTCACGTTGTATCTTTAATGAGATATTATGAATTAGTTAAGGAATTAGAAAATGTCCACGAAGATAAGTAGAAAAAAGTTTACAGAGTTATTACGAAAACTCATCCAACGTGAAATTGAGGAAGCATCAACCACTGCTAATGTACCTGGATATGATACACCTAATGCTTTTAGTGGTAAAGGTAAAGATAGAAGAAATTCTGTTGCAAGTGGTAGTGGATTTGAAAAAGTAAATGAAGATGCTAAAGACGTAGCTAAAGCAAAAAAAATTACACGTGATTTAGAAAGAATTGAAAGTAGATATCGTAAATCCATGTATGATTTGTCCGATAGATTACAGGCAGACCCTATAAATCACAAGTTACAAGATGTCTTGGTAAAATCATATACAAAAAATGTAACATCTTTTATGAGAGATATGATTAAAATAACTAAAAGGATGAAATAATGAGAGAACTTATAGTTGATTATATTCCATTTGAAGTATCACCTCAACAAATAAATGAGGCCATGAAAGAAAATGGTGGTAAGTTAGTAGTGAAAGGTGTATTACAGAGAGCAGATGCAAAAAACCAAAATGGAAGAGTATATCCAAGAAACATATTACAACGAGAGGCAAAAAGTTATGATGAAAATTACATAAAACAATCTCGTGCTATGGGTGAACTTGACCACCCCGATTCATCTGTTGTGAACTTACAGAATGTATCACATAACGTTACAGAAATGCACTTTGAGGGTGATAATTTATTAGGTACAGTTGAGATTTTAACTACACCTGCAGGTAAGATTTTAAGAGAATTATTTAAAAATGGTATCAAATTAGGTATTAGTTCTCGTGGTATGGGTTCAGTAGAGACCGTACAAGAAGATGATGGTAAATCAGCAATGAAAGTTGGTGATGATTTTGAATTAATAGCATTTGATTTCGTTTCAAACCCATCAACACATGGTGCATTTATGCATCCATTACAAGAAAATGTTGATAAAACACAAACACAAGGAAGAATTTGTGGTATGTATTGTAAAGCAGAAGATTTAATTAATAAAATCATTAGAGGTGAATAGGGTGCCGGCTAAATCAAAAGCACAACAACGATTTATGGGTATGGTTCATGCTTTACAAAAGGGTGAGTTATCACCATCGGATGTTTCTGATAAAGTTAAAGATGTAGCAGATAGAATGGATGATAAAGATGCAGAAGATTTTGCCTCTACAAAACATAAAGGTAAGCCAGAAAAAGTTGCAAAAGAAACACTCAGAAAACTTCGTGAGACAATTCGTCAAATAGTAAAAGAAAATCCATCTTTAATAGAAAAATTTAAATTAAAAAAAGAAGTTGCCAAAAGAGATTATAAGGCAGAGTATAAGAAATTTCAATCATCTACTAAAGCAAAAAAATACAGAGCAGAATTAAACAAATATAATCGTCAAAAAGGTACTTATGGGAATGGTGATGGTAAAGATGCATCACACAAGGGAGGAAAAATTGTGGGATTTGAAGCAGAATCAAAAAATAGAGGAAGGGCAGAAAAAAGCCGTTTGAAAAAGGAAAATCTTGGTAAAAGATGTACGGTAAAAGAAGTATCAAAGTGGTTGAAAACACTTGAAGAATTTAGATATAGAAAAGTTCGTAATGTTGATGCAAGAAGAGTTGCAGCATTTGTAAATAATGGAATGAATGAAGAGGAATTACCTATAAGTCTACAAAAGAAGTGGGAACACAAAAAATACGGTAGAGAAAAACACTTGGCAAACAAATATATTGAAACCGTATTAAATGTATCTTTGAAAGAGTCTATAAAAGAAAAAATTTCAAAAGATGAATGGGCACAATATCCAAAATACGCAAGAAAATTAAAACCATATTTACAAAAACTTTTCAAAGTACCTATAAGGGTTAGAGTTATAAAACAGGCAAA